CATTGTTCTTTCCTTTCCTAATTGAACAAGTAGAGTGTAGCCCAGATGATACTGGGCTACAAGTTTTTTATGCAAGCTTGTCGAACTCTTCGATCAGCTGATCATACATCTTCGCAGCTTCGTCGCGTCGATCAGACATAAGCATCATCATCATGAAATCGAGCTTAAATTTGAGGCGGTTGCCTGTTGATTGCTCGGGCTTTGATTCCCCGACGTTAGCGACGACAATGGTATTGCCGTCTTCGTCTGTTGCGAATCTATCGTTGTCGTCTAAACCATATGTTTTCTGCATTGTTCTTTCCTTTGTTGAATGTGGGGGACCGTGGTCCCCCGTTGAATTATACCAGTGTGAATTTCTTAACTGATGTTTCCTTAGCGTATTTCTTCCACACTGTTGGGCGGTTCTCTTTCCACCATGCCAGCGATGGTGCGCTCATCCGAACCGTGTATGACCATGTGGCCCAGCCATTGGCTACTGATGCGACGCGCAGCGCGTCACGTTCTTTGGTGGCCGTTTTGATCTGAGCTTCGAGCTCCGCGATCCGTCCGAGTGTTTCGATCTTGTCCATCTTTCTTTCCTTTCTGAATGGGCGCTGAATTGCGCTTCCATACCAAAGGTATGGCCGATATTTCGCCTATAGTCAACAGGCAAAACGCAATTAATTACAAGTTTTATCAATTAATTTCACCTATCCGGCGCCATCTTTGGGGGTTACTCCGCCCGCCCGCGCCCGCCCGCGTCGCGGGCGCCGACCCCCGCACCCCCCTTTTTGGGGGGTACCGCTGCTATATGCGACTTATATACATGGTTTTGTAAAATCATTCGGGGGTAATTTCATTGGACTTGTGTCCAGTGCACAAGTGCCGAGAAAAATCGCCCCTATATTTTCATTTGGGTTTGTTATAAACTGCGTCCAACAACCGAGGAGCGAGGATCATGTCTTTTGCACAGATAAATCAGATGGGTGGTTTGATGGCTGCGCCGCAGCGTCCTGCGAATCCGTTTGCGGACAATGCTGATTACATGGCTTTACAGGAGTATCAGAGGAGTTTGGGTCCTACTGAGGATGAGTTAGCTCGTTTGAATGAGTTACAGACTGCGTTTACGTCTAGTGATGCTTATCAGAGTCATCAGCAGGAGCAGCAGCAACGTCAGCAGATGATGCAGATGATGCGACAGCAGCAGCGTGGGATCATGGGTCAGGCACCTATGCAGATGCAGCGGCAGGTTCCGATGATGCGTCATCCTATGCAGCAGGGTGGTTATGGTGGTGGTTTTGGTCATCAGCAGATGGGGAATAACACGATGCAGATGTTGGTTGCTTTGTTATCGCAGGCTTTTGCTGGTGGTGGCGGCGGGATGCGGCAGATGGGTGGTGGTTATGGTTCTCAGCAGGCTTATGGTCAGATGCCTCAGAGGCAGTTGGGTGTGATGCCGAGTGCTGGTCAGGCTACTTTTGAGGGACCGACGGCGAATCGTGGGGGATATATTAATCAGTTGACTGCGGCTCAACCTCAGAACAGGCAGCAGCAGGTATATGCTCAACCGCAGCAGGCGAGTCCGTTTGGTGGTGCTGCTCGTGGGTATTACGCTTGACCGAGGAGCGAGGTAGATTTGTTGGTGGACGTATGTTAGAAGCGTTTAACAGTTGGAGTGTGGACCGGAGTTTTATCTGATGTTTAATTTCTTTGCGGCGGTTATTGGCGGAGCAATATTAAATGAGGTTTTTGGTGGCGGCGGTAAAAAAGCGCCTGCTCCTGTAATACCGGCTCCTGATGATTTTGCGACATGGAGTGCTGCGAACAAGCCGGACGCTGATTTTGATGACAAGTTTGGTAGTTATGTAAATTATTTAAACGAGGATCAGTTTGGTTTAACGGCAGATGAGCGTGGTGCGTATATACCGGAGCATGTTGTTTCTGGATATACGCAGAAGATTCACGCTACTGAAGCGGACATGAAGAACGATGATCGTTCGTTTTATGATCAGCGTCTTCGTGAGGGTACGACGGATTTTGACAGTTGGTTGTCTAATGAGAGTGATGATGTAAAGAACGCGGATTACGGATCTCAGTACCAGAGGTATAAGAGCCAGACGAATGCGATATTGAATCAGCGCCCTGATTGGATGGGTGAGGATGATTCTTCATATACGACGTTTAGTTCGTATGATCCAGGGATTTATACTCCGGGTTCTGATCAGATTTACAGTTTCAACGATACGTTTGGTGGTCAGCAGACTATTGATTACACGGGTCGTTCTTATCGGACTCAGGACGATTATAACAACGAGTTGTATGGGGAGTTTCAGAATCGGATTTCGGGTCTTGGGTACGACAATTTGTTACCTGGGGATGACGCTGATATAAACAGCTACTTGAATCAGTACATTGAGGCTCGGGATCGTAGCAACGCGGCGACGGCAATTTCGGATCTTGGTTATGGGTCCACTTATGATTCGAGCATGACTTCTGGTCAGTTGGTTGATTTGTTGGCCGAGGTTCGTGAGCGTGATAAATACAAGAACCTGTTGGATGAGATGGGTTATGACTACGATGCGTCGGATGATTCGTTAAGTTTGGGTTACAACTACAATCAGGCTGTAGCGATTGAGGACACGAAGGCTAAGTTGAAGGCTGCGGAGGAAGCGTATAGCGGTTTAGAGGGGACGTACAACACCACTGTTGGTGAGATGGGTGAGTTGCAGGGCGAGTTTGATACTTTGTTCGGGGACTATGGTACGTTGACCACGGATTATGGTACGTTGCAGGGCACTTATGATACGTTGAGTGGTGAATATGGGACTCTTGAGGAGTTACAGGGCACGACCAAGGCGAATTTGGACGCGAAGGCTGGTGAGTATGACGCGTTAAGTGGGTTGTATGACACGCTTACGTCTAATTACGGAACGATGACCACGGATTACAACACTGCGATTGGTAATTTGGGTACGTTGCAGGATAATTACGACCAGTTGGACAAGGATAAGGCTGCGTTAAAAGGGACGTATGACGAGTTATTTGGTAATTACGGTACTTTGAGCACGGATTTTGACACGTTGAGCGATGATTTTGCGACGTTGACGGGTGCTCAAACGAAGACGTTGGCTGATTTGGACGCTGAACGTGGTGTTGCGGAGGGTTTACGTCGGGATGCTCGGGGTGTTCAGTCTCGTGCGTTCTTGGCCGATAACGCAGCGGACCGTGAGAAGCGGATTGCGTCTGGATTGGGCTCTATACAGGCGCCTACGCAGCCCGCTTATACGCAGGCGATGGATGCTTTGAGTGACACGGCCCTTGATCCTGGGCAGTATAGCTTGAAGCCTATAGATTTCACGGGTGGATTTGATCCGAATGTTTTCCAGCCTACTCAGATGGGTCCTGATGCGTATGGTACGACGGATTACACTGATATATTTGCGGGTCCTCAGATGGGGATGTCACAGGGTGGATTTGACTTAAATCAGTCATTTAACCCCTATTTTGATGCTTTAAACGCTGAATATGGGGTAGAAATACCCTCTGCCAGCTACGGACTTCCGGCCATAGGGGGGATAAAATAATGAGTTTATATGACGACATAACCATGGGCCTTGGGATTAGGAAACCGGACGACGCGTACCACGAGCGGACGGCGGAGACGATTGCGAAGAACCAAGGGCAGGCCGCAGCGGATAGGTATACGGCGAACAATCCGCCATCGGGTTCGGGTTCGGACTCAGGTTCTACGGGATTGCCTAAAACGGCTACTGTTCGTCCCGTAGCTCGTCCTGATGTTATTGAGAGAGATGCCACAGGGAAGATTACAGGTTCTAGTTACTCTGAGGGTAACAAGCCTACGTTTGAGCAGCTTTACCCAGCGGTATCTTCTGGTCGGACGGATGAATACTCTTCGGACTTTTTAACTTTACCAGCGGCAAAGCAGGAGGGCCTGTCCGCGATGCTAACGAGTGCTCCTCAGAGGGCGCTTGGGTATCTTGGTGGTGCGCGGTCGGATGATCCGATTGTTAACATTATTGACGGTAAGCCTGTGTACCGAGACTCTGAGGGTCGGACGTATTCGTATAACGCGTTGGGGATGTCATACAACACGAAGGACGAGAACACGTTGGACGAAGATCCAATGCAGGTTCAGAAGCGCGAGTCGATTATGGCTGGTATGGGTAGTGGTGATGATGATTCTCCTGCCCCGATGCAGGATGCGGGGCCCGCGGATCCATGTCCTGATGGGTATGTGTATGACGAAGATCAGATGATGTGCGTGATTGATCCTGATACTGGGTTACTTCCTGATACTCCTTCGGCTCCGACGTATGAGTTACCTGATCCGATGAACGTGACGCCGGGTGGAAACCCTGGGTACACACAACCTATAGGCAATTTTATACCAACTCCGTTACAACCCATGGCACCTAATCCGATTCAGCAGCAGTTAACGCAGATGAATCGGATGATGCGCGGCCCACAGCAACGACAACAGCAATCTGGCTTGGCTGGAGCTAATACGGGGATTATGCAGGTACGTCGATGAATCTACAGGCTTTACCGGAAGACGCGTTAAAAGAGATACTGGCGTTAACGGAAGCCAAAAAGACGCTGGATTTACGGGAGGAAGCTTCCGAACGGTTCATGCCGTTTGCGCATCATGTGTATGAAAACTTCATTGAGGGTCGGCATCACCGGATTATTGCGGAAAAACTTGAACGTGTTGCACGAGGGGAGCTCAAGAGATTAATTATTAACATGCCTCCTCGGCATTCGAAGTCGGAGTTTGCAAGCTACTTAATGCCTGCTTGGTTTCTAGGTAGAAACCCGAAATTAAAAATTATTCAGGCCACGCACAATACTGAGTTGGCGGTACGGTTTGGTAGAAAAGTAAGGGATTTGATTGATGATCCAGCGTATAAAGAGGTTTTTCCAGAGACTAACCTCAAGGAAGATAACAAGGGCGCGGGTAAGTGGGGCACTGACAAGGGTGCTGAATACTTTGCGGCGGGTGTTGGAGCGGCCATTACGGGTCGTGGTGCGGATTTACTCATCATTGATGACCCGCATTCGGAGCAAGATGCGTTAAGCGAGAGCGCGTTCGACAACGCGTATGAGTGGTACACTTCTGGTCCACGGCAGCGTTTGCAGCCGGGGGGTTCTATTATTCTGGTTATGACTCGCTGGGGTAAGAAGGATCTTACTGGTCGTTTATTGCAGGCTCAGACTGGCGATAAGATGGCGGATCAGTGGGAGGTCGTGGAGTTTCCTGCGATTATGCCCAGCGATAAGCCGTTATGGCCGGAGTTCTGGGACAAAGATACGTTGTTGTCGATCAAGGCGTCTTTGCCTGTGGGCAAATGGAACGCGCAGTGGCAGCAGCAGCCTACTGCATCTGAGAGTGCGATTATCAAGAGAGAGTGGTGGCAGGACTGGGACAAGGAGAAGATCCCTCGTTTGGATTATGTTTTGCAGGCTTATGACACGGCGTTCTCTAAGAAGGAAACAGCGGATTACAGTGCGATCACGACTTGGGGGGTATTCAAGCCCGAGGATGGTGGTCCTGATCATATCATACTTATGGACGCCCGCAGGGGTCGTTGGAACTTTCCTGAACTAAAGGAGATTGCCTATGAGGAGCACGAATATTGGGAGCCGGATATGGTGTTGGTCGAAGCGAAAGCGACGGGAACGCCACTTATTGACGAGTTGCGGCTTCGTGGTATTCCAGCCTTGGGCTTCTCACCGGGCAAAGGTAGTGATAAGGTAACGAGAATGCACATGGTTGCGCCTCTGTTTGAAGCAGAAATGGTGTGGGCCCCTATGCACGAAAAGTTTGCTGACGAGGTCGTTGAGGAAGTAGTTTCATTTCCTAATGGCGATCATGATGACTTTTGTGATAGTATGACCCTAGCACTGATGCGTTTTCGTCAAGGCGGATTTATTTCGCTGCATGGTGAAGACGAGGGCAGCTTAGAATGGAGGCCCCGTAAGAGGGAGTATTATTAATGGCTTTACCACCTAACATGGTCGCACCGGGGCTTGACCTCGATGACACAGCGGGACTTCCAGACGTAGAGATTCCTGTAGATGAGCCGATGCAGTTCCCTGGGGGCGCAGAGGTTATTGACGACGGTCAGGGCGGCGCGATTATTCAAGCGTTGTCTGAGGCTGGGCAGTTGCCCACTCAGGAAGAGTTGATTCCGTTTGACGCGAACCTTGCGGAGTTCTTGGATGATGGGACACTGGGCGAGTTGTCTAGTGACTTGAGATCTTTGTACGAGGAGGATTTAGAATCTCGCTCTGAGTGGGAGGATACTTACGTCAAGGGTCTTGACCTACTTGGTTTGAAGAGTGAGGAGCGGACGACTCCGTTTGAGGGCGCGAGTGGCATTACGCATCCGATGGTTGCCGAGAGTGTTACGCAGTTTCAGGCGCAGGCCTATAAAGAGTTATTGCCTTCTGGTGGTCCGGTTCGCACTGGTGTGCTTGGAGCCAAGACGCCTGAACGTGAGCAGCAGGCTACGCGTGTTAAGGACTTTATGAACTACCAGATTACTGAGGTGATGGAAGAATACGATCCGGATATGGATCAGCTGCTGTATTATCTCCCCTTGAGTGGTTCTACATTTAAGAAGGTTTATTTTGATCCGACGCGTCAGCGGGCGGTATCGAAGTTTATTCCGGCGCAGGATTTGGTTGTGCCGTATTCGGCGTCTGATTTGATGACGGCGACTCGTGTGACGCATGTTTTACGCATGGATGAGAACGATGTTCGCAAGATGCAGGTTGCGGGGATGTACCGTGATGTGGACTTGCAGGGTTCTTCGGACATGGAGGAGGATTCCGTTCGTCAGAAGGTCAACGAGCTTGAGGGTTTGTCTAAGAACTACAGCGATGATGTTCTAACAATTCTGGAGATGCATGCTGATCTGGACATTGAGGGGTTCGAGGATACGGATCCTATGACTGGTGAGCCTACTGGTATTAAGCTTCCGTACATTGTTACGATAGACGATACGTCTGGAGAAATCTTGGCGATCCGTCGTAATTATGTGATGGAAGACTTGGTTAAGCGTAAGCGCCAATACTTTGTTCACTACAAATTTACTCCGGGTTTAGGCTTTTATGGCTTTGGTCTGGTGCATATGATTGGTGGTTTAGGCCGCGCAGCTACGAGTTTGCTGCGTCAGTTGATCGACGCAGGCACGTTAGCTAACCTTCCGGCTGGATTTAAGGCCCGTGGAGTGCGTGTACGCAACGATGATGAGCCGTTGCAGCCCGGAGAGTTTAGGGACATTGACGCCCCAGGTGGAAGCATCAGGGACGCCATTGTACCTTTGCCCTACAAAGAGCCGTCAGCGACGTTGGCTCAACTTCTTGGTGGATTGGTCAGCGACGGACGTAGGTTTGTTGCTTTAGCTGATCAACAGATGTCTGACATGAATCAGGAGACGCCTGTGGGAACTACGGTTGCCATGTTGGAGCGTGGAATGAAGGTTATGTCGGCCATTCACAAACGGCTGCACTACGCGCAGAAGGCAGAATTTAGACTGCTGGCGCGTATCTTCGCGGAAAACCTGCCTCCGGAGTACCCTTACGAGGTGGCAGGTGCACCTTCTCAGGTTAAGGCGCAAGACTTTGACGCTCGGATAGATGTCCTCCCAGTCTCAGATCCGAATATATTCTCAATGTCGCAACGGGTTACGCTGGCTCAGACCCAACTTCAGTTGGCGCAATCCAATCCGCAGATGCACAATCTGCATGCGGCGTATCGCAGAATGTATCAGGCGTTAGAGGTGCAGAACATAGACGAGATTTTGCCTCCACCCCCACCTCCTCCGCAGCCAGCGGATCCCGCGGTAGAGAACGGGTTGATAATCAATGGTCAGAAACCGCAGCCGTTTCCGCAACAGGATCACGACGCGCATATTCAGTCACACTTGGCTTTACTTGAGTTATCTGTTTTACAGAACGCTCCGCCTGTGTTGGCATCGTTGTTTGCGCATATCTTGCAGCATGTGAGTATGAAGGCTCGTGAGATGGTTGATGCGGAGATAGCGGCTCTGAACGAGGAGCAGGGTATGAACCAGCAATCTCAGCAAGAGCAGATGCAACAGATTCAGTTGTTAGTTCAGACGGGGGCACTAGATCCTGCGTCGGCGCAGCAAATGATGATGCAGGCACAACAACAGGCTCCGGCCCAGTTGCAGACGCAGTTTGAACCGGATCAGGTTGAGGCACGAGTTGCCCAGGTTGAGGCTGAGTTGATCAAGGAAATAACGCCGTTAATGACGTACAAGGGCGCGGATGAAGGCAACGAAGATCCTTTAGTGGATATTCGCATGAAGGAGCTTTCGATCAAGGAGATGGAAGCCAATCACAAGGCGGCGATTGATCAAGCCAAATTGGAACTGGAAGGAATGAAGGTTGAGCAGCGGGCGGTAACGGACGCGGCTCGATTAGAGTTGCAGGAGCAGATTGCGGATGATCGGACTGATGTGAACCGCGAGCGCATAGATGTGCAACGTCAAGCTGTGGAGCAAAGAAATGCCTCTCAAGGAGGGTAAATCACAGGGTGTTATCAGCCAGAACATCAAGACAGAAATGGCTGCTGGAAAACCGCAAGATCAAGCGGTTGCTATTGCGTTGAGCAAAGCGGGTAAAAGTAAATATTCTTCTGGCGGTATGGTTAATAAGCGGTTTAGTCCGATAGCCCGACCACAGAGGTTTGTCGGAGAGTTCTAGTGTTGTGTGCTCTCACCGCGGTGTTGGTGGGGATGTCGGGCGGAGACATGCACAAGGCGTGTGTGTACCGTTGTCCAAGGGAACTATCTCATTTTTACTATCATTACCCGTACATTGTGCGGATACCGTATGACTATCGGTGTCCTTCTGTAGCCAGAGTGGGTAAAGTCATATGATAGAAGTTTTAGCACTGGCTGGGGCTGTCACTAAGATAGCTGGCGGTATAAGTGGCGCTATTCAAGCGGG